CAGAACCTCGAAGCACTGATCAAAGACGGGCGCTTCCGCGAGGATTTGTTCTACCGCCTGTCCGAAATCGCCGTGCGCATCCCGCCCCTGTGCGAGCGGCTGGGCGATCTGTCCCTCCTCGCCCATGCCTTTCTCGAACGTTTCGCCCAAAGCCAGGGCCGCGCCTTGCGCGGTTTTTCACCCGAAGCCATCCAGGCCATCGAATCCCATGCCTGGCCGGGCAACGTGCGCGAACTGGAAAACACCATCAAACGCGCCGTGATCATGTCCGACGGCCCGCATATCTCGCAGGAAGATCTGGGCCTGGCCACCGCGCTGGAGCAGGAGAACGAGCCGCTCAATCTGCGCCAAGTACGCGATGAGGCCGAGCGCAGTGCCGTGCTCAAGGCAATTGGGCGCAGCAACGGCAGCGTGGCCCACGCCGCGGAGATGCTGGGAATAAGCCGCCCTACCCTGTACGACCTGATGAACCGCCTTGGCTTGAAGTAAGGCGGGCATCACAGCCGGTCTCTTTCATACCCACCCGATCAAGTTGACCCAGGAAAGCCAGACTGAAGAGGTAAGGGATAAACCAACAAAGGGGTTCGAGATAAATGGGACTGGCTGGGATGAAACGGGAAGAGACTGGACGGGCCAATTAAAAACATTTTGCAGCCGGTAAAAATACACCAAGGGGCCATGATCGGCCCCTTTTTCATTCGGCGGACTGGCGCAGGTGATCCATGCCGGTCTTGAGCAGGGCCTTCTCGGCTTCGGGCTGCAACTTGAAGTCGGCGGTGAATGGCAAATACGGGCGGGCCGGGATTGTGACCTTGCGACCCTTGCCAGCCTTGCCACCAAGTTGCTGGATGCGGGCATACGGTCTGGCAGCGCCGACCACCGAGTAGTCATCACCGTACCGGGAGTGAACCGAGCCAGCCAGCAGGCCGGAATCCTGGAGCATCTTCATTTCCTCCAGGACGCGCTGGGATCGCTTGGTCAGGTCGCCGCTCTTCTTGTAGCCCTTGCTTCCACCGATGCGCTTGAACTTGGTCGCTTCGGACAACGCTGTCCACTTCGGGCGGCCCTCGGCGGCGAGGTTGGCTTCCGTTTCGTCTTCCAGGACGGCTGCCATGTCGCGCATGGCCAACCGTGGCCGCCGGGAGAAGCGGCCAATGGCACCCATCGTGCGCTCAAACTGTTCGCTGCCTACGGTCAGGGTCTTGAAGCTCTCGCTCATTTCTTGGCTTCCTTACGGTATTGATCAACCAGGTCGGAGTCGTAACGGCTCAGGTCGGGCTGCCAGCTTGCGCCAGGAGGGTGATTCCAGCCCGGATCAGTTTGAACGTACTGGCGTAGCTGCTTGGGGTAACCGGGCGGCGTCAGCATGTACCGATCAACCTGGGTGGTGCCTGCCTCCGGGTTCGTTTTCGACACCGGCACCTGAACCTTGTCCATCCGACCGGCACTGCTTGAAAGCGGAGTCTGCCCAGCGCCACTACCCACCTGGTCGGAAGACAAGGTGCGAACGCGGCACCGGCAGCGATAGCCGTTGGGTGGGTAGAACGCCCCATAGAACGGATCGTCGTGCCGGAAGACACGCCCGTTGAGCGTCCGATGTGTAGGCCGGGTGCGGCTGTCCATGACCGCTACGTACATCCAGTAGGGGCGGCTTTCCACGTTTTCCAGTTGCCGGGCACGGCGGCCTGCCATGAATGAGGTTTGCAGGTTCACGTCGTAGATCAGCTTCAAACGCCAAGGGCTGCCATAGCGCACGATATTGCCCGTGCCCGGATAACGCTCCAGGATTTCGCCCGTCTCGTAGTCGATGGCCTTCCCCCACCAGCCTTTCGCCTGGAGGATCGGCGTCAGCGTCTTCTTGAACTCGGCGAAGCTGACATTCCCATTCATCGCCTTCTTCAGTTCGTCGCGGATGTCCTGCAACACGTCCAGCCTGGCGCAGTGGGCGACGGTGAAGACCTTGCTGTGAATCTCGCCCAGCATGTCGTACCAGTTCTCGCTGACCCGCAGCCCCTTCTGCTTGAAATAGGCCACCGCCTCGGCGGGCGGCAGAGTCATGGCGTAGAGCAGGTCGAAGGATGGATCAATCGTCGCCATTGGCCTGCCCCCAAAGTTCGGCCACAAACATGGCGCGGGTCAGTGCCTCCTCCAGGCTGGTAGTGTCCAGCTTGGGGAACAATGTGGCCAGCTTGCCCAGCGCCTCGGCGTAGTCGGCAGAGTCGTTGATGAGCTGCACCAGTGGCTTGAGCATCGCCTGTCCCTGGCCTTGGAGGTGGTTGTCGGCCAGGCTCGATATCGCAGCATCAAGTGCAGCCTGGTCGGGGAAATCACCACCGCCTTCGGCAAATTCCACTGGCGCACCGGAGGGCTTGGCGGGTTCAACCAGGTCTCCATCCTGGAAGCCGTAGGCGCGTTTGAAATAGGCCGGGGTCAAGGTCACACCAGCCTCGGTCAAGGTCTTGTCGCGCTCGGCCAGCACCTTGTCGACCTCCTCCTGCTCCCACATCGAGAACTCAGGCCGGGTCGATTCATTGAAGTTGAAGTCCCAAATCCAGCGGATCAGCGTATTGAAGGTTGCTTCCACCATGCGCGAGTCGGCATCGCGGATGTCTCGCGTGACTTCCAAGCCTGCCTGCGCCGAGGCGCGGTTCGAGTTGGCCTCCGAGGTCTGGTTTTGCCCAAGCAGCGCATAGTTCACTTCTGACCGGCAGAACATCAGCAGCCGCTCGTAGACATCGGCGCTGGACGATTTCCCGGCGGCTTCCTTGATATCCACACTGGAGTCATCGGGGATCACGGCCACCGCGTCTTGAACCATGTCCGCCAGCTTCTCCAGCAGGTCATCCGTCTCCTCGGTCGGCGTGTTGCGGGGATGCTTGCCGATCACCCAGGGGCTGCCGTACTTTTCCGCGAACGTGACCCAGAACTTGAGGCCACCCTTCTTGAAGGAAGTCGGCCAGAAGCACATCGACAGATCGGGCATCCCATAGGGGTTGTCGTAGGTCGCATCCTGCCTGGGCAACAAGAACTTGCGATCCGGCACCAGTTCACCATAGACCGGGTCTTCCTTGGTACGCAGGCGCAGGCGGTTTTCCGCGTCAAAGCAGAACCACTCCGGCGGCTTGCCGATGATGTCCACCGGCACAATGTAGGAGCCGACCTTGCCCCACACCACCTCCAGCGGCTGATAGCCATACAGGGGAGCCTCCAGGATTTCCGAGATGATGCGATCCATCTCCAGGTCGGCGAAGATCGCCTCCACGATCTGGGCGGCACCTTCCTTAGCTTGGCCGTTGTTGACGCCCCATTCGAGCGCCTTCACCGCACCCTTGCGCCGCCGGATATTGCCGCCCACCTGGGGGTCGGAGCGCAGTTCACGATAGACGGTGATGTCTTTGCCGATGGCCTTGAGAACCGGGTCAGGGTTGGGCAGCATCAGCCCCAGGTCGGAGAAGAACTGCGCCGATCTGGCGCGGGTGGCGATCTGTGCCGCCAGGGATTCCATCTGTGCCTTGTTCATGCGGTGTACCCTTTAGTCATGCTTGAGGCGGTGCGGCGGCGGCGTGATTTCACCTTCACCGGCCCCTTGTTGATTTCCCTGCTGGCAAAGTGCGCCAGCACGATGGCAATGCCGGAGTCGCCGTGGCGCTTGTTGCCGTCCTTGTCCTTGGTTCGGATTTCCGGCAGCCGGGCCACGCCCTTGATCACCTGGAATGCCCGCAAGTCAGCGAGAACATCCGCATCACGCGGCAATCCATCCAGCGTCCCATCCTCGAATGCCGCCTTGAACGGTGGCATGTGCTCCCGGTACCACGTCTCGGAAAGCATCACCTGCTGGATGCGAGAGGCTCCATACCGCTGCATCGCCACCTCGGCCAGATACTGGCCGTTGCCACGGGCATCCATTGCCCCACCCATGAACCGGGGAAGCCGATCCACCAGGTAGAACAGCACCTGTTCCTGCTGCTTGAACGGGATGTTCCGCAACTCCAGAAGGAAGGCGGCACGGCGCACCAGGCTCTGAGTCTGGAACAGGGGCGCGATCACCGTCAGGTCACCGCTACGCCCGAAGTCTTCGCCGAAGAAGGTGGTGGCATCAGCGGGAATGCTCAGCAGCAAGGGCTTGAGATTGGCCTCGCACCAGTCGCGGGCTTCGGCTTCCCGGATGTGATCGGGCAGCAGGGCAAATTCATCTTTCTGGCTCCAGCGCAGCACCGGGGTGTCCGCCGACATGCGGGACTCGATCAGGGCACGGGTCAGATAGGCCCCACCACTGTTCTTCGGGATGCAGTCCAGTTCCTCGGCAGCATCCTCGCCGTAGAAGTCGCGGATTTCCTTGGCCCACTGCGCCTCGCCATCCGCCGTCCAGTCGATGCCACGGGAGAGGCAGATGCGGCGGTACAGGCCGTCATTCAGGGCGTCGTCAAACGTAACCCGGTGCAGGCTGTAGGGCTTCTTTCCGGCCCGCACATCGGTGACCAATTCGTTGAACTGGTTGTCCACGCCATCATGTGTTGAGATCACATGAACCTGACCGCCCCACATCAGCAGGGCCATCGCCGCTTTCAGCAACTCGCCGAGCTGCTCGTGGAAGGCGGCTTCGTCGATGATGACGCGCCCCTGCTTGCCGCGCAGGTTGGAGGGGCGGCTTGATAGCGCGGTGATACGGAAACCGGATGCGAAGCGGATCACGAAGGCCAGGATGGCCTTGTCTTCGTCGCCATCCCTGAAGACCTCCTCGGTCTCCTCAATTTCACCAGCCGCCAGGCTGTAGTGCTTGGCCCAATCCGCGCAGTCCCGGATGAACTCCTGGGCCATGTCCTTGTTGTAGCCGATGTACCAGACATCCATGCCGGTCTGTGCTGCGGCCAACAGGGCCGAATCCGCAGCCTCGCCCCAGGACAAGCCGATGCGGCGTGACTTCTCCATGACCTTGACCGGCGACTGGTCAGCGCACCACCGCTGTTGATAGCCAAGCAGGACAACGGGAGTGCGCTCTTCCTTGGCGAAGGTGGAACCGACAGCCTTCGCCACGCCGGATTGGCGGGGAGATTTCATCCAGCGATCCCCAGAATCTGGCGGCGAATCTGATCCACCGCATCGTCAGACAAGCCGCCCTTCTTGACCACCTGTTCGATGGCCGACGCGGCGGCCTCGGCCTTGCTGCGAACTTCGGCGAGCCAGCGTTTCTGGGCCACAGATGCCTTGCCCAGTTCAGCCACGGCCTTGGCCAGCTTGGTGACATCGACGGTTTCAGGATCGATCTCGATGTCCATCAGGACGCTGAACAGCTTTTCCTGAGTCAGCCTGACCAGGGCATCATTGACCGCGCCATCCTCATCAGGCGCGGCCAGAACCACCGCCCGTGCCTGTTCCGTCACCAGCTTCAGCGTTTTGAGGCGCTCCTCGAAATCTTGCCCGTAGCGATGGATGGCGCTCTTGGAGACCTCATAGCCCCGTGCCTTCATCTCCTCGGCCAGCAACTGGTAGCCACTGAAGTTGTTCTCGACCAGGCTGCGGTCGAGCCACTCCTTGACCTCTTTGGGTAGCGTCTCGAC